ACAAGTTGTAGATATTACAAGACCAAATATCTCTTTTGATCCAGTAACACTCGATGCTTATAACTCAAGAGTGTATATGGCTGGCAAACATACTTGGGAAGCAGTTACATTGAATGTAAGAGATGATGTCAACAATGAAGTATCAAAACTTGTTGGTGAACAATTACAGAGACAATTTGATTTCTTCGAACAGTCAAGTGCGGCGGCAGCTGGTGATTACAAATTCACTTCAAGAGTCGAAGTGCTAGATGGCGGCAACGGTGCAAACACACCAAACGTACTAGAAACTTTCGAGTTATATGGTTGTTACTTAGAAAACGTACAGTACGGACAACTTGCTTATGCTACATCAGATCCAGTACAGATCCAAATGTCTATCAAATATGACAATGCAATACAGACACCGAGAGGAACTGGAATTGGAACAGCGGTAGCAAGAGCGATAGGTACAGCGGCTACAGGTTCTTAATCCTCACTTTTTTAGTCCAATAAATACAACAGTATGAACTGGCGTAACAATTTCCTTGGACAATTATTGGGTGGTGATCATCTCAAAGATTATCAACACGCGGCGAGGCTTTACACTGACGATCTTTTTAGACTCGCACCCAAATCACAATTCCTTTACCACGTTGTATTTGACATCAATCCTGCGGCGGTAGGATCTACATTGAGTAGTACCACTAAACTAGAGCTAGGAATGATTGTAAAAAGATGTGATCTTCCACAGTATCAATTCAATGTGGAAATGAAAAATTCATACAACTACAAGAATTATGTAACCACAGGCATCACGTACCAGCCAGTGGTCATCGTGCTTCACGACGATATGGGTGATGTAGCAACATCATTCTTTAAATCATATTACCAAAATTACTATGCTGATACACTACACGCAGAAGTTGACTATCAAAGAGCAAACTTCAATGATGATTTTGCAACCAACGGAAGATGGGGTAGAGACATCGGCACTTACGATAAATTTTTTAATTCAATATCTATATTCCAAATGAATCGACAAAGGTTCACAGAATACAAGATGATGAATCCTGTGATAAATGACTTTAACAACGGGTCATTAGACCAGACAGCAGGCAATGGCATCAACGAACAACAATTTTCTATTTCATACTCGGGTGTGCTTATTAATGCAGGTTCAGTGAGCAGAGACAACCCACAAGGATTTGCAACATTCCACTATGACAAATCTCCTTCGCCTAACAAGGGAGGCGGTGACTCATTGTTTGGCATACTAGGCGGAGCCAGCTCGGCACTAGGTGCTTTTGGACAGGGCAATATCCTAGGAGGTGTCCTGGCAGGTGCCCAAGTGTATGACAAGATTAGATCAGGCAGAGGAATTAAAGGAATCAAAGAAGAAATAATTGGAGTAGCCAAAGATGCTGTAAAAATTAGTCAAAACAATCTAGGAGCCACATCTAAGCCAGGCATAAGATTCCCACAAAACGAAAGAACCAAAAGAATTGATGCAACTTTGGTTAGAACAAACACAGCACTGCAAACCACATCATCAAACAACAAACCGATCGCAACTGAAAATATCAACGATCAACTTGCACAACAAGACGGAAGCATTAAATTAACTTCACAGCAGATCAAATCATATCTAAATCTGGATACAGTTGCTAGAACAAAATTTGCTAAATTTGTGACATTTAGGTCAGAGAAAAATCTTGACATCGAAAACGTAGAAACAGAATGGAAGAAGTTGACCACAGCAGAACAGGCCAGTTATGAAAACAAGGCTGTTGATAATGCAGTCAAACTCTCAGAAGGTGGCATAATAAATTACGCAGTAGATAAAGAAGTCTACGATAGGGTGATAAAAAGTCAGGCAATATCATGACAGACCAAAATTTAAAACCAACTAATCTAGGAGTCCAGGCAAAAGACCCACAATCTTTGATCGATTACTTTTCAGGAATCAACGGACTTACATTTTCCTTTCCATCTAATGAATACGATGCTGTGCAGGGATTTTTTGAATCTAAAAATTTTGAAAAGATCAGTGCAAAGACTATTGCTTACATAATTTTGACACAGGCAAAGATAGACAATGTGCCTGTGTTTCAAATCTTAGATACATTTAAGCAATTGAGTGTGCTTCAATTGAACGAGACTGTGGCAGAAATTTTAAATCGCAACAGGTATAAAACATCAGTGCTTGGATTCAAATCAGAGCGTACGCCTATATCGTTGGCAAATCGCAACGTAAAGGTTTAACCATGAACAAATGGCTTAATGGATTGTTTCAAATGAAACATCCGGACAAATACATCGGCAAAAAAACTCCAAGATATCGTTCTTCGTGGGAATGGGCATTTATGAGATTTTGCGATAACAATCCTTCTGTGACACAATGGGCATCTGAGTCAATTCAAATTCCTTATCGCAATCCACTCACAGGCAAGAACACAATTTATGTGCCAGATTTTTTTATTGTGTATGATTCTAAAAAACAAACCAAAGTTGCAGAATTGATAGAAGTGAAACCTAACAATCAGGCCAAAATAAAAAATATTGGTAAAAATGCTCAGAATCAAGCCGCATACATCGTTAACAGGGCAAAATGGGAGGCCGCCAACAAATGGGCCAAAGGAAAAGGTATCCGATTTAGGGTGATAACCGAGTCTGATATGTTTAAGTAGTAGTATGACAAAGAAACTAGAAGAAATGTTTGACATTGAAACCACAGAGACTGCTGAGTCAATGCAAGAAAAGTTAGACCTAGAACAAGATTCTAAAGACGACAAGACTGCGAATGATCTGATCAAACAAAAACTAGGTCTAGATAAAATAGATGCCGCACTACCGCAGGTAGACGGACTAGAAGGGGATTCGGAAATAGACTTGTATGCGAACGAGTCTTTCCAAGCTTACAAAGATCTAATGGATTTGGGTATGAACATAGAACCAAGGCTAGCAGGAAGAATAATGGAGGTTGCATCATCGATGATGGGTAATGCCATAAATGCAAAGAATTTGAAAGTTGACAAAAAACTAAAAATGATTGAATTACAGCTTAAGAAAATGAAACTAGACCAAAATACCAACAGCGATGACGAACCTGTAAGCGGTACAGGTAGCATTGTAGCTGATAGGAACGAACTGATAAAACAGATACTTGCAAACAAGGATTCTGATAAATAAAATTACTATGAAAACACTCAAAGATTATCTTACAGAATCTAAGAAAACTTACGCAGTAAGAGTAAAAATAGCAGGTGATTTACCTGAATCTTTTGACAGCAAATTTAAAACAATGATGTCAAAATATGAAGTTGTTAGTATGAAAAAAACAGCAACAACACCAATCCAGGAACACCCACACGAATTTCCAAGAATCAAAAACAAAGAAGTACACATCTATGATGTGGAATCCGCTTATCCAATTTCTTTTCCTCAACTAGAACAAGTGGTATCAGAGGCATTCGGTATAGCACAGGATCATATCAGAGTGAAACATCCTGCAGACACAACAGAAGAACCTGCACCAGAACCAACCAAAGAACCGAGGTTGATGGATGCTGATTATAATGATGATCCAGCAAAAGGTGTTGAACCAACTTTTGGCGACAAGTATAATATGTCTTTGTTCAAAGAATTAATGAGTGACAGGAAAGAATCTGAAAGAGAAACTGGCACAAAAACCACAGACAAAATTGTTGATATGGGCGAAGGCAATAATGCTTCACCTATAGTTCCAAACAAAAAGTAACACAATTTTTCCTAGTTAAATATTAGTATGGCACAGAGCTTACAAGGAAATCTCACCAAAAAGGCACATCAACGGGTAAAATTTACCGAGCAACAAATCGTTGAACTTAACAAATGCATGGATCATAAAAATGGTCCTCTCTATTTTATGCAGAACTATTCAATGATCCAACATCCAACCAAAGGATCAATGAAGTTTGAGATGTACGATTACCAAAAAGGGTTAGTCAAAACATATCACGATAACAGATTTGCAATAGCTATGTTGCCAAGACAAACAGGAAAGACAACTTGTGCCGCGGCATATCTTGTGTGGTATGCAATGTTTGTGCCAGATTCACAAATATTAATTGCCGCACATAAATTTGCAGGTGCACAAGACATTATGAACAGGGTGCGTTTCGTGTATGAAAATTTACCAGACTTTCTCAGAGCAGGAGCATATTCGTACAACAGGAACACCTTAGAGTTTGACAACGGTTCAAGGATCAAAGCAACGACAACAACAGAAAACACAGGTAGAGGTATGTCACTTTCTGTAATATACTGTGATGAGTTTGCTTTCGTAAATCCACCCAACAAGGCCAGAGAGTTTTGGACATCACTGGCACCAACATTATCAACTGGTGGAAAATGTATCATCACATCCACACCAAACTCCGACGAAGATCAATTTGCTTTGATTTGGAAAGAAGCCAACAAAAAATTAGACGAATATGGCAATGAACAGCCTGTGGGTAAAAACGGATTTGCCGCTTTCAAGGCTTCTTGGCGTGAACACCCAGAGAGAACAGAACAATGGGCCAAGGAAGAAAGGTCGAGAATAGGCGAAGAAAGATTTAGACGTGAACACGACTGTGAATTTTTGATTTACGACGAAACACTGATCAAACCGATCAAACTTGCAGATATGGAAGGCATAGAACCCAAAGAACGCCACGGTCACGTGAGATGGTATGATTATGTAACTAAGAATAAAGCATACCTTGTATCATTAGATCCAGCGATGGGTACAGGTGGCGACAACGCCGCCATAGAAGTATTCCAATTGCCAGAGATGAAACAGGTCGCAGAATGGCAACACAATAACACACCAATACAAGGACAAATCAGGATCTTAAAACAGATCATTGAACACATATCAGATTCTCTCAAAAACAAAGGCATTGCTAATCCTGAAATATATTACTCAATAGAAAACAATTCTATAGGTGAAGCAGGATTGGTCGCTATATCAGACATAGGTGAGGAAAACATACCCGGTCAGATGCTGTCAGAACGTGTGAAAAAAGGCCACGTGAGAAAATTCAGGAAAGGCTACAATACCACACATATATCAAAGGTTAGTGCCTGTGCTAAACTCAAGCAAATGATCGAATCCGACAAGATGGCTATCAAAAGCAAGAACTTGATATCAGAACTCAAAAACTTTGTTGCTTCGGGCAACTCGTACTCTGCTAAACCTGGTGAACACGACGATCTAGTGATGTCCACACTGTTGGCTGTGCGTATGGCCTCTACAATAAGCAGTTGGGACCAAAAACTGTTTGAAAGATTGCGTGATTCAGAGGAAGAACTCACTATGCCAATGCCTATAATGATAAGCGGTTTATAGGTAAATACAGTTGATGGACTTAAATTTTACTGCAAAAGATCTCTTTGATGAGCTCAAATCAAGGTTTTCCAACCTCACTCTAGGAGATGAATCCGCTCAAACCACAGTATCACCGGAAGAAGCCAGATTTTTCAAATTTTCCTGGAACAATAATCCTATCAGCATCAGCATAGATGAAGAAAATTTAAGGCTAATATACAACAAAAATTTAACAGGCACTGTTGAAAGTGAACAAGAACAGCAATGGTACGACTTTGCAAGGTTTATGCGTGAATTTGCTGTAAGTCATAACCTTGGATTCAAACCTCAAGACGTGGAAAAGATCGATCTAGAGCAAGACGATTTTGAGTTCCTTTCTAGTGTAAATACTGTACAGGAAAGTAAAATGCACGGCACACCAAAAACATCATATGATAAATTAGACAAAACTAAGATGATCATTCGTCACTCAAAACACGTAGACGAAACAATTCCAGGTTCAAGATCAAGAAATATAGACTGCATATTCATTGAAAATGCACAGGGCGAACGTTTCCGTTTTCCATACAATTATTTAAAAGGTGCTCGTGCAATGATGATGCACGTTGCCAAAGGTGGAAATGCATACGATGAAATAGGTGAATCAATCGTTAAGAAAGTAGAAGAGATTAGAGATCTAAGAAACTTCAACGCATACACTGTAAGATCAGGTTTGCTTGACGAAACCACTCAACCATTTGTTGAAGCCGCCAAAGATAAAATCAAAGAGGCAAAGAAAACTTTGGAACGCCTAGCAAAATCAAACACATATGAATCAGCGTTAGAAAATCTTAACCAAAATCAATCAGAATTATCAGAAGACGAAGTTGCAAAACTGAGACAAAAATTTACTAAAGAAACTTTCGACGATTCTATTGTCGACGCATTCAAACACTTGCCGATGGATGCAATTAAAGAAGAAGATGACGAAGAAGAAGTTGACGTGATGACACTACCGTCGACGGCAGATAGATACAAAAATTATGTAGACACTTGGTTACAAAAACCAGATTCTAAATTAGTTCTCAAAAAAGATGATTCTTATGACAAGTTCCAAAACAATCTGCGTGGCCAAATGAAAGACACCGAACAAAAACTTTCTGCAATCATGAGGGACATAGCAACAAGATTTTTATCACCAGACTCAGAAGACGATGCTATTGTCAATTTTGCTTCCGACATGGATCAGGAATTAAGCAAGTCAGGAGAATTGTTTGCTAAACCAAATCCACAAATAAAACAACTAAAATCAACAGCGATCAAACTTGCAAACAAATATCTCCAAGATATGAAAAAGATGCAGGCAGATGACGAATATGCTGATGAAGTAAGAAAATCACCCGAAGACATAAAAGCATTCAAAAACATCAAAGGACAAGACATCGATAAAGGCAAACTTTCAAAACAATACAAAAGAAAATACAAAGACGAGTCAGAGCAGTTCGAAGCTTGGGCCGATGCACAGCTAGAAGGCCTTGGCATAAAGATAGATGAGGATGAAATAGACGCATCCGAGTATCAAGATGCTTTCAAAAAAAAGACCGACCAATTAGATATAGTTGAAGCTCCCAAAAAATTTGCAGAAGGAATTTACACACATCAAGTTAAAGCATTGACTGTGATGCCAACGCAGGACAAGACACTGTGGGCAGAAGCAGGCGAACTTCCCAAAAAATTCAATGTCACTCAAATGAACATCGGCATCTATGACGAAGAGGACGATCAAGATCCATACAGTTATGGCAACACTGGATTGGAAGTATTCCATGATGCGGGCACTTGGCAGATGTACACAGACGATCAGACCGAACAGCAGATATCAGACTATCTTGGCGTGAAAGTAAGTTTTTCCGAACAGGGTATGCAGAACGAAAAATTCATGCACTTCGACATCAGTGACGAAGCGGTGGCACAGTTGATCGACAAGGGTGCATTTAAAATGACCAAAGCAGTTGGAGAAGGTCGTTTAAAAGATGAAAGAGAAAACATGGAAGCAGATGCTTCTGATATGAGCAAAGAAGAATTTGTTAAAGCACACGGAGAAAAACATATCCATATTTGGGACAAAGTTCAAAAAGAACTCAAATACGGCACCGATGAAACTGCCACAGAAGATGATATGAGCACAGGCACAGTAGCAGTTGGCAAAAAAGGCAAGACCAGAAGAGCCACAGGTATTGATGACAACCCATATGATCACAACGAAGGCGAAGATCAGACAGCATTGGTGAACGCCGCATTGTGGAATATGAAGGATGTGTATCAAACCATAATGTCAGGTGAAGCTCTATCAGAAGATGATATGTTCTCATATGGAGACCTTGTGCAATACTTGGAACAGGCAGATATGCCCGATCATTACAGCAAGTTTTGGGATTTGATCACAGATGCCATCAACTCAGCAGGTGGATTTGGTGGACAGGGTAGTGAACTTCAAGTGGACAAGAACATTGCACCACAGATCAAAACACTGTATCAACAATTCAAAGCCGCCACAGCGAAAATCAAAGGCGTCAAGGAAGTTGATGAAGGAAGTTTAGATCAATTTAGAAATTTATATAAAAAAAGTATAGGCAGTGATGATGCCGCAGTGACTCTGCGTGAGTTGATCCAAGCGATCAACGATGATTCTTTGTGGTCAGATCAATTTCCACAACTAAAACAGTTCACTGGTGTGTCACCACAAAGTGGATCAAAGGTTGTAACAGCAAAAAAAATTCCTGGCAACAGTGCTGATGAAAAAATTGAGGCACTTGTAAAAGAAATTGACGATGATGAATGGGTTAATGCAACTGCTAAACACTTGATGAGATCATTTACTTTGGGTGAAAATTCCGACACAGAAGCCAAGGATCCATACTCAGAAGACATCAACGATATCCTAAGATTATCAGGCTTAAAATAATTCTTGACAAAAGAATAGTGATGCGTATATAATATGCATTACAGTGATACACAACAGGCAAAAACATAGGAGGCTAACATTATGGCAACACTGGCAGAAATAAGAGCAAAACTCCAAGCTCAAAACTCAAAACCATCAGGTGAGGGTTCAATTGGAGACAACGCAATATATCCACACTGGAACATTCCAGAGAATTCCGAAGCAGTACTTAGATTTTTACCAGACGGTGATTCTAACAACACTTTCTTTTGGACCGAAAGAGCAATGATCAAACTGCCTTTCAATTCAGTGAAGGGTGATGCATCATCGGGTCCGGTACAGGTACAAGTACCATGTATGGAAATGTATGGTGATGCTTGTCCAATACTTGCTGAAGTGAGACAGTGGTTCAAAGACAAATCATTGGAAGATCTGGGCAGAAAGTATTGGAAGAAGCGTTCATACATATTCCAAGGTTTTGTGGTATCATCTCCACTGCAAGAAGATGCTACTCCAGACAATCCAATCAGACGTTTCATCATTGGTCCACAGATCTTTAACATAATAAAATCTGCACTGATGGATCCTGAAATGGAAGATCTACCAACTGACTACACCAGAGGAGTTGACTTCAGAATCAACAAGACCACAAAGGGTGGTTATGCTGACTATTCAACATCAAAATGGTCCAGAAAGACTACTCCACTAACGGAAGAACAGAACACAGCTATCAGCACAAATGGTCTACACAACTTGGGAGACTTTTTACCAAAGAAACCCACAGAAGTTGAGATCAAAGTGATGGAAGAAATGTTCCGAGCATCAGTGGATGGTGAGCCTTATGACGCAGACAAGTATTCACAATACTTTAGACCAGGTGGTTTCAAAGCACCTGCCACAGGCAGTGGAACCACAGCACTTCCACAAGGCGAAGCAGTGAAAACAGAAACTGCTCAGCCAACTGTGACTGCGACACCCGAGCCTACTCCTGCTACACAACCAGAGACAGCACCTGCTCCAGAGCAACCAGCCGCAAGTGGTGGTAATCAAAAAGCAGAAGACATTCTGGCAATGATCAGAGCAAGACAATCAAAATAATGCAATTGGGGGCTTCGGCCCCCGTTGACACATTTGCTAAAATCTAATATAATAATGTAAGAGGTAAACAATATGGTCAAACCGTTTGATGTAACAAAATTTAGAAAGTCCATTACTAAATCTATCGATGGATTAGGCATTGGATTCAATGATCCAACAGATTGGATCTCCACAGGCAATTATGCACTCAACTATCTAATTTCTGGTGATTTTAACAAAGGAATACCGTTAGGCAAAGTAACTGTGTTTGCTGGTGAGTCAGGTTCTGGCAAATCATACTTTTGTTCAGGCAATATAATAAGAGAAGCACAAAAGCAAGGTATATTTGTAATACTAGTTGACTCAGAAAATGCACTAGATGAAAAATGGTTAAAAGCACTAGGCGTAGACACAGCAGAAGACAAGTTGATGAGATTAGGTATGTCAATGATAGATGACGTGGCTAAAACTGTTTCAAACTTTATGAAAGAATACAAGGCCGATTATGGCGAAAAAGATCCAGAAGACAGACCAAAAGTATTATTTGTCATTGATAGTCTGGGTATGTTGTTAACACCAACAGATGTTGACCAATTTCAGAAAGGTGATATGAAAGGTGATATGGGGAGAAAACCCAAGGCACTGACAGCATTGGTAAGAAACTGTGTCAATATGTTCGGTTCATACAATGTGGGGCTAGTAGCAACTAATCACACTTATGCATCGCAGGATATGTTTGATCCAGATGACAAAATATCAGGTGGACAAGGATTTATCTACGCATCTTCAATTGTAGTAGCAATGAAAAAATTGAAACTAAAAGAGGATGAAGATGGTAACAAAGTTACTGATGTGCGTGGTATTCGTGCCGGTTGTAAGGTGATGAAAACAAGATATGCTAAACCCTTTGAAGGCGTACAAGTGAAAATTCCGTATGAAACGGGAATGGATCCTTATTCTGGACTACTTGACTTGTTCGAAAAGAAAAATCTTATTACACAATCAGGAAACAGATTGAAATATATAACAGCAGAAGGAAAAGAACTTCTTGATTACAGAAAAAACTGGGGCAAAGACAATTTAGAAATTGTTATGTCTGAGGTAAGTAATCAGTTAAAACTAGAGGAGAAAACAGAAAACACTGTTGTTGAAGAAGATGGAGACAGAAATGCTAATTGATGTATGGGGACTACTTAAATCTTACGTACCGAGTAAGGACAAATCTGTAGTTGCAGAAAGATTTGTACACATTGCATTAGATCACGGCATTGAAGATCATGAACTCAAAGAGTTAATGGGCAATGACGAAGATCTTGATGAAATCATCAAAGAAAATTTAGATGCTGAATATCTCGACGACGAGGATCTATGAACTGGTACTCTATAGTTTCACAAGATATATCTAAAATACCAGACGCTATTCAAGACTACGAAAAAGAACTTGATATGGCATCTCAAGAGGTTAAACTTTATGGCAACATTGAAAAACAGAGTGCCGCTATGCCAGGAATTGTCGAATCAAGATTTAGACAACTGCAAGAAATCGAAGGCATACTCAAACACCTCGAAATACAATTGCGTAGATTAAAAACCAAACACTACAAAAAATATCTTGAAAATTATCAACGAGCACTAACTTCACGTGATGCTGAAAAATATGCAGAAGGCGAAGATGAAGTGTGTGACTATGAAGCCATTGTCAACGAATGGGCACTGCTTCGCAACAAGTGGTTGGGCGTGATTAAATCACTGGATCAAAAACAATGGCACATCACAAATATAGTTAAACTTAGAGTGGCTGGGATGGAAGATGCTAACCTTTAGTAGAGATCATCTACCAAAATATCTGCCAAAACACGGAGTTGTAGCAGAACTCGGTGTAGACAAAGGCGATTATTCAAAAATAATTTTAGAACACAACGAACCTAAAAATTTATTTCTAATCGACAGTTGGACGCATATGCTAACTTCAACAGACTATGATGCAGTCCATAGTAAAAAATACGAGGATGTGAAAAATTTATTCGATCAATATCAAAATGTAACAATACTCAAGAAAGACACAAACGAGGCCATCAATGATTTTGCAGATCAAAGTTTTGACTGGATATACATAGATGCTGATCATCATTATGCTCCTTGTCTAAATGATCTAAGGACTTGGTCCAGCAAGGTCAAAGACGACGGCTACATTTGTGGCCACGATTTTATAACAAGGCCAAAAAAAGGATTCGGCGTCAATGAAGCAGTGACCGAGTTTGTGGCAGAAACAAAATTTTTTCTCTGTGGCACAACCAACGAAGAAAATTTCCAATCATTTGTCATATCAAAGACAGCATCAGCAAAACAAAAATTTTTATCACAAACATTTGCATAGATAATATGCAAAAATATCTATAGCTAATCTGCACAACTGATCTATTGTAATAACACTGTATTTTGTGATTTTTGTGTCATAAATTAATAGTGGAGAACACAATGAAAAAACTAATACAATTATTAACCAAACTTGGAAAACTTAACACACTTGGCAACAAGAAAAACGTAAAAGAAGCATTCAAATACGTTTATTAATGGAAAGAAAGAGGAAACAATGGAAAGAGTATACGAAAACACTGCAAGAAGTCTTGGTCAGTTTAGTCGTTTTGTCAATAGTATTTTTGGCAATAACGATGAAAACATTATCAACTTTTGCAGAACCGAATATGGCACTGAATGGCAGTGGGCGTATTCTACTTGGCAAAGGGAAAGAAAATTTCCAAATTATCTCGACAGAGATGTTGCATAATGCCAAAATTCAGCAATGAAAATTGGGGACAAGCATTCCGAATGTACTGTAACACAACTGCCTGGGGTTACAGTCCAACATACAAACACACAGGCAACAAACACACAGTGACATGGGAGCAAGACAATGAGAAAACCAATATGGGCAGGACACATTCGTCCGCAGAACATCTCAAGAAGGATCAAGTAGATGCAATATATTAAACAAATATTTGAATTGTTCAAACCTCAATCACAACAAGAGTGGATTGAGCAATACCTCGCACAGTCAGTGAGTCTCTATGATCTCGAACAAAGACAACGAGAATTGACTCGCAAAGGTATATACTAAGATGAAATTCGGCAAGACAACCTGGAACACGATGTTTAGAACTCCACAGTTCTATCTTCGTGCTCTAAGCCGAAAAAAACACGAAAATTCACACCAACAAACCGACCGCATAGGTGCTTATAGACTGGATCAAAAAGTTCTTGAAGCATC